GAATATAAAGTCTTTACTTACATAATTACTTATACCAATATCACAGCTTGATTTATCTATAACAATAAATTGAAAGTTATCTACACCAAAAATTTCTGTATATATGTAGGCTTGTACGTCATACGAATACCAATAGGCTGATTTCTCAAACTTTCTTATATCGCTTGTAGTTTTTAGATCTATTATACAATTATCTGCCAGGACATCTGCTTTACCTCTAAATGGTTTGTCTTGCACCAGACCTACACCAGGATATTCTACCTTACATCCTTTTATAAGTTGCATAGCAGGTTCATTTCTAAAAAAAGCATCTGCTAATCTTTCTGCATCGTTTTTCTCTTTCATTGTATATACTGTTCCGTGTTCTTCTTGTGCTAGTTTATATTTCTTTGTATTCTTGCTTTGCACATCTACAAATATTTGTTTATGAAAGTATTCTGGTGTTAGTATAAGTAAGTGTACTAAAAATCCGTCTCTTAGTGGTTGTGTTTCAGGTGATCCATATTGCATTACATTATGGTAAGTCTTTGGTGATTGTAGCAAGAGTTTTATTGAGCTACTGCTAAATGCCCATTTGTGCATAAACCCATAATAAAAATTATCGTCCAACATATCAGACAATAGTTTTGTTTTGTCATAAAATTTTCCGTCAAGTAATTTGATTTGATTATCTAGCATATCTAGTATTATTAAGTCCAAAGTTGTGTTTGTGATGTGTGATTATTAAATCTTTTCATAGTTGCTTCATAGTATTCTTTGTCTATCTCATAAGCATCTAAATCATATCCTAAATTATGACAAGCTATTGCTATACTCCCTGAACCTAAATGAGTGTCTAATATTTTATAACCCTCTTTAGCATATTTCATTAAAAGCCATTCATATAACTTGACTGGTTTTTGTGTTGGGTGTATTCTATCTTCTTTATTTTTCATATCGTGCTGAATCATACCGTGCCAAGCAATATTTACAAAATCAATCTTGTTTAACCAAGATAACCAAGCTAATTCACCTTGACTATAAGTGGGCATTGTTACTTGTTTGTGCCAATATAACATACCACCTTGCAAATTAAAGAAGTTTGCACCCCAAACAATTTGCTTTTTACTAACTCTTTTTAATTCTATGAAATAATCATCATTAGGTACTGCACTATCCCAATCTTGATTGCCATAATATTTACTTAAACCTGCTGACTTTTTACTCTGCATCTTTTTTATGCTATTCTTTTTATCTGCATTTATTCCATAAGGAGGATCTACAATAGCTAAATCATATTGGTTGTCTTTCATATTTTTAAGAGCAATCATACAGTCTTGGTTATATAAATTTATCATATACTGTCAAAGTTTTTATAAAGCATTATAACATTTAGACCATCTCTTGTAGCCTGATATTTTTTTTGTATCATAGTAAACTCTATAACCTCTGCACCGTCATCAACAACTATTTTACTATCTTGTTCTGGAACAGTTGTAAATTCATCGTATAATATTTCTAATGTATTATACAATCTCATTAAATGCTCTTCACTAAAATTATCTCCCTCAATCTCTGGGTAGATGTTTATTTTCATATCTCTTTAGTTGATCTATCGCCTCCTGCATATCTCTTTGTGCTTCAAGTTTATCTTTTCTATATTCTAAGATACCCCTTAATGCTAAATCTCTCTGTCTTTTAAGATCAATCAAATACCATTGTATATCTAAAAATGCAGATATAATATTCTGTAGCTCTGGTGTACTTTTCATACTAGCCCACTTGTTGAGTGTTTGACCAACAGTTAATATATTATTATCGCACTCTAAATCTTTAAGTGCATCTATTTTTTTATACGATTCTGTGAAATCCATTTTCTTGTCTTATTAAACTTGCCTGACTTTCTTCTAGCAAATATACTTTTTTATTTTCTTTTTTCTTTGTCCATAATGTAGTATCAGGACAATATAAATCCTCTGGTATTGGTAAATTAAACTTTGGACCATTCAGCCAAAACATATACATACCTTTTGGATCAAATACTAAATAGAATTTATGCACGTCTTTTACTTGCATAAGTTTATCATATTTATATTTTTCAAGCATTTTACTTTCATAATACTTGTTTCTAAATTTCATCTCTATAACACACTCTTGTTGTTTAGGTGTAAATCCTTTTGAATCATAATGCTCATAATTGCCACCACACCATTCTAAATTCCAACCGTCTAGGTTTAAAATATTTATTACAGACTGTTCAAAATTATGTGTTGTCGTTATATCCATTCTCATATATTTTATTTATATCATCTACCCAAGCCTGTACTTTACCTACAATTTTTTCTCCTCTGCAGGTGCACAAAGTTTCAAGGGGGTGATTAAAATATTTTGAGTGTAGATATTCTATAAGTCTCAGATCAGTTGATGTTATCTGATTCCCTGTAACGCCTTTGAATCGTTTCCACTTTTCATAGTCATTTTTAGATAACTGTACTTTCATCTTTTTATTTTAATTTGAAATTTGTTAAGTTTTTCTTGTCGCCTGTCGCAACCACAATCTTTATAGCCAAACATCTTTGCTACCCTAGTTGCTAATTTTTTACCTTGACCAAATGTTATAACTCTAATTATTTTTTCTACTATGTCCCCTAACCCAATCATAATTTTTTATTTTATTCTCTAAATATTCTTTTGTTTTTAGCCAAGTGTTTCTTAAAGATACATAACTTATTGTAGTTTCTCTTGATAGCTCACTAATTTTTTTACCACTACTTATGATCTTAAATACTGCTTTATCATACTCATTAAGTTTTTCAAGCTCTTTATCAAACTCTTTACCAAACTTTTCTAAGTCAATATAATCGTCATCTTTTATATTCAATAAATAATCATCAGATACAAAAGATATTCTTTTCTCTTTTATTTTAAGGTGTAAAAACAGGTGACGTAAAATCTTATAGCAGTACCAGTAATTAATGTCATTATCTCCGTAAGAAAGATCCTTACCTTTTTTTGTAAGGTCATCAATCTTAATATACATCTCAGAAACAAGATCTTTGCAAGTATCATCATTACAACCAAAGCTCTTACAAATTCTAAGCCAAGTCTTATGTTTTCTGTATGCTATTTCAAGAATCACTTTTTTTTATCAAATGTAGTAAGTTTTTGCCACCTACGCTAAAGCCTACGTTATTTGCTATTGATCTAAGTTCTATAGGGGAATCTATTGGAGTAGGTCTACCACCTGTATCTATTTCTTTTATTTTGATAACTGCAAGGTATGTATAAAACCAAAATTCTGGATGGGAAACGTAACGATGTATAATCAAAAAATTATCGCATTTATTTAAAAACTTACCACCTCCTTCTGCTGAACCAGGACTTGGTGGCTTTATATGATTTTCAAATGGGTGACCGTTAGCGTGTTTTAATCTTAGTGATTCGGTTACAGCGTGTGTTACTAAGTAAATAGATACTTTCATCTTTCTTGTAAACATACGCATCTGACTTATACAATAATAATCGTATTCGTGATTACCGTATTCTTTCATTAAGTTTTTATCCTTGCTTAATGAATTATATGGATCAATCAAAAAACTGTCGTAGTCAAATGATTTTTTTATAGTGGCTGCCTCATCTAATAAACTTGTTGCAGAGTAAAATTTATCAATGTCAATATATTTAAAATGTTCATCAACCCATTTTAATTTTTTCTCCCAAGTCTTTTTTTCTATTTTTTGAAATGGTAAGCCAGTAAGAAACTCTATAAGTTTTTTGGATATATTAGCAGGATCATTTTCTGCAGAATAAATAAGAAACTTTAAATTATATTTTATTGCATAGAGTACAAAAAAGTAAAGCATTGTAGTAGTTTTACCTGTACTACTATGACCTAGAATAATATTGAAACTATTTTTTTTATATCTCCAGTATTCATCTAGGTCAGGTACAAGTCGTAAACCTTCTTTGATTTCACCATTATATATTTTATGGAGTTTATCAAGTTGTTTATCTACTCCTACTAAATTAGAATGGTAGGTCCTCTGCATTATCACCGTTGTTATTGCGATCTGGACTATGCTGTGCAGAGGTTACTTCTTTTTTCTTTTGTAGTGTATTTAATTTAGAAAACA